CCTGGCAATTGGTTTAATAGGCACGGCATATTGCCAGCAAGTGATTTTAGATATGCAATAAATATTTTTTTAAAGATATCAAATTTTCCTAATCAACCATTATATATATAGGACCAATCTTTAAAAACTTGTTGTGTTTGTTTGGCCTGTTCTATTTCATTTTTTGGATTAACATCCATAGTATGTCTCCAATGTCCTTCTCCAATACAATTAAAACAAATCATCTCTACAAACTCATCATCACTAAATACTGTTTTTTCTCTCCAATGTGCCTCTTGTTCTCCTTCAAAACAAACTGCATCATTGTCTAATAGTTCTATTTTATTTCCTTCAATAAATAAGTTCCATTTTTTATTAGTTCTAACTTGATAGTCAAATACTACTTCACAGGCATAATCATCTTTATGTGGCAAAAGTTTAGGGGTGCCATATTCTTTTTTAAACCTCATAAAACCAATATCTTTTACTATTAATTTTTTATTGTATGTATTGTTGACATAGGCTTCAACTTTATCAATAATATTTTTGTTTAAACTATCCAAACCAATTAACTTTCTTCCAGTTTGCCTATATACTTTTCCAACACCAGCATTTTCTGTTTCTTTTATATTATTTAATATAATATTTATTTCTTGTTCATTAAAAAAACTGTTAATTATTTTATACATACTTTAATTATATCATTACAACAAAAAGGCCATACATTTCTGCATGGCCTATTTATTTTATTATATTTCTATATTACTTGGTTTTACGTTTTGAGGTTGGTAGAGCCTTCTTTGCAGGTGCCTTAGCAGCCTTTAATGCCACCTCTACTGAGTCAACAGTTGGTAGTAAGCCAAATGCCTTATCTGCAGGATTGATTGCACGTAATAGAACGGGCGCAATGGCAGCAACAAGAGCAGCCCAAAGATCCTTTGGATCAGTTACTCCAGACATGTATAGGGCAAGTCCTGCACCCAATACTGATCGACCATAGGATGCTCCCATAGCCTTTAGTTGTTTAGTGTCAATGTTTGACATATTTCTCCTTTTCCCCCTTTTTTTGAAAGGGAATACATATATTATAGCACTATCAACCCTAAACCTTTACTTTATATCCTTTCGGACATTTAGGGTTAATTCCATAAATTTTCTTTATTTCTTTTCCTTTATAACATTTTATTGTTATTTTTATAATTGGTTTTTTGGTTGAAGAAGAAGTAGTTGGTGTTGGTGTTGGTGTTGGTGTTATTATTACATTTTGTTTAGTAACATAATCTTCTGCTTCTTTAATTAAATATAGGTAGTCATAGGCAGCAACAGAGCCAATATACATTACATTAGTTTGCCAACCTCTACCAGTGCAATTTGGCATTCCGCCAACTCCCCAAGATAATGGGCCTAAGTAAACAAAATTATTTCCTTCTTTTACATAAAATGGAGAACCCGAATCACCACTACAGGTACTAGGTCCATTTGAAGTTTGGAGTAAGTGAATTTTCATTCCATAATATTTCTTTTTCCCCTCATATTGCCAAACCCCCTGTAACTCTTTATCAACCACATTAAATGGCACTAATGGAAATTCTGCATATTTTGGTGTTGTTAAATCATTGTGATCATGAGTAATACTTTGCCTACCATATCCAACTGTTGAAATCATTGTTTTATTTTCTAAATATTTAAGAATTTGATCTTCATTTGCTATTATTGTTGTTCCAACTATAGGAACTGACTCTTTTAAAATTAATATTCCAAAATCATTTCTATCAGTAAAATCATCAATACCACGAAAACTCCAATTATCTGAGTAAAAAATTTTTTCTACTAAAATTTTATAATTTTCTTTAAAATATGTTTTTCCTGGTAAACCTATATACATTTTTTCAAAAGGTTTTGTTGTTTTTATATCAAATAAACAATGACCAGCAGTTAAAACAATACGACTAGAGTACAAAAAGCCAGTACAAACTTTCCACGATTGATCACCAACTATAACTGGAACAGTTCTTTCATTATTAATTGCATCTGGAGCATTTTCCATAGCAATAGCAGAACCAGGAACAGCCCCAAAAATTAATGCTAATGTTAATATTATTTTTAATTTATTCATATATAAATTATATAATCAAAATGATGTTTTGTCAATATTAGTAAATAAAGGTTTTTGGCCTTTTAAGGTCTTTTTTAATTTTTTTTATTTGTTTTTTAACAATAAACCATCTTTTTGTTTTTTTAAATATCCTATTTAACATTATGCCCCCTTTGTTTATATTGTTCATAAAACTCTTCAGCCCAAAAGGTATGGCTTATTCTTCCACTGTGACCGTCTCTTTTTTTTATATCATCCTTTTTTCTTTGATGAGTTTGATAATATTTATCAACATATTTGTTAAGTTTGTCTCGTTCTAATTCAAAAAATTCTTCAAATGGGACAAATTTTAAATTACTAGAATCAAGCGGATCCCAAGTAGAAAATATTACATTAACATTATTCGATTTACATAGTTGTAAAAATGTTTTCCAGCCAATCAAGAAGAAAACAAAATCTTCTAGATATTCTTTTGGCGGAGATTTTTTTATCGGTGATTCGGATCCGCCGTAGCATGCTGGATATTTTTGAAAATATATCCATTTTTTATTTGGCGAAATTTGTTCAACTGTTTCTTCATAATAAAATTTTCTTTGATGGTTTGGCAAAAGTATAAAATAAGTATCTGGGTACCCATATTTATCAAAATAAATTAAAGAATTAATTATAATTCTAGACCAACCCCATCCAGATTTGGCTAAATTAAAAAATCCAGAAACTTTTTCCTCTTTAGATATTTTACTATATAGCATATGTGACCAAGCGACTTGAATGTTTCCACCAACACCCTCGGTTTCTGAACAGCCACTAAATAAAATGTGTTTTCCATTATGATCTTTTTTAAAACTATCGGATCTAAAAAAATCTTCATTGTATTGGTAGGTAACTGTTTTATCATCTACTACGTTATGATGTTTTAATTCAGGATCAATTATAGAAAAGATTCTTTCTGGATTATTGTCTGGAAGATTTTGATGCCACGTTTCATCAAATTTATTTTTTATTAAATCATTAAAAACATTGTCAGAGTGCATCCCCTGATGCTTGGTATTCTTAAAAAATTGAAAATCACTCTGGTTATATTCCATTATTTTTCCTTTTTTATATATATATCATAAAATCCTAATGAGTGTAGAGCAATACCGTCAACTATCCAATTTGGATTATTTAATAAAAACTCATTTGTTACTTGAAATGTAGCATATGGCATATCTTCGATTATACCATCATAGATTAAATAATCATTAAGTCCAATAATTCCACCTTCTTCAATAAGTTGTGCTGCCAAATGAAGGGTTGGCCTTATGTCTTCTCTTTTGTTAGTTATATCTAAATATATATAATCGTATTTATTTGATATATTTTTTAAAATTTCTTTACTATTCCCTTTAAAAGTTTTTAAATTATTGTATTTACTAAATTTATTTATAATATATTTTTCATGGGTTTCGGGAGTATATAATAATTCATGTTTAAATCCTTCGCATTTACATTCCCCAAACCTTCTCCAAGACCAACATTTTAAATCTTGATTAAACCAATCAACTAAATGAATTAATTCTGGATTTTTTTGCTTTGCAACCAATTCAGAATAATATCCCCAGGCTACTCCAACTTCCATATACTTTAAACCATATGGAAGAGTTTTAATATATTCTTCTCTAGAAGAAAATACCCTTGCAGAGTTCAACTGATCCTGATTAATTAGATAAGCACAATCAATTTTATTTTCTGGCAAAATAAAATCATTTTTTTCTTTAACTGGCGGTATCGGCTCTCTTGGCATTAAATTATTCCACCATCTAATTTATCCACAGTGATCGGTGGCATTCCACACTGCATACATTTCATATTATCAAAATATATTGCAAGAGCACTATTTTCAAATATTGCCGATATAGACCAAATTTTAGATCCACAAGAGCATATATATGTTTGTTGATTGTTTAAACTTATCATATATTAATTTTTTCTTGATGTGTAGGCCAATAATATTTACAAGGTTCTTTTTTTTCTGGACAACACGGACTATTAAATGGACTTATTGTTGCATATTGAAATCTAGAATAATACATTGGATCTTTATTAAAAAGATTAGCCCTATGTGTAGTAATAATACGCATTGAAACTAAATCATTATTAAACCATTTAGGAGTGTTTTTACCCCAACTTTTAGAAAATTTTCTTTTTAATAATTTCATATTTTCTTGATTTTTATCAACTTTTATATTTCTATTTTTTGCTTCTTTAATCATGGCATAAGTATATTCATTAAGCATCCATTCGCTACCTTTCCACATAAGAACAGCAGGGTGATTACGCCAACCACCAGTAGGAGAATTACCAGAAAGCACATTTAATATTTGATAACATTCTAGTATTTGTTTGTTTAAACGTTTAGAGTCTAACATCTTGGCAGTCCAGCCAAAATTTGTAGATGGTAAAAATGTTTGCATTATTTGGTGGCCTTTCTAGTTAACAATACAACTGCTCCATTTTCTTCTAATGCTTTTTTAACCGTTATCATATATTGCACTGCTTCTATTTTATCATCATGCCCCAATTTTGTAAAGGCGACTTCATCTGCTCGAACAACCAAAAAATGTTCATTGTCTACGATATCAACATTAAAATTTTTAGGGGCCCTAATAGACCTAAATGCCTTACGCATACTATCTGTGTACATTATTTATTTTCTAGCGTTAAGGCTTGCCAATGATTAGACCATGATTCTTTAGTTTTGTGGCTATTAAACTCTTTAGATGGTTCTCCATCCTCTAAATAAATACCGCCCCAAACCCCATATTCCTTGCCAGAAACTCCAACAGCAAAACATGTTTTTAATACTGGACAATTTAAACATAATTGATCAATATTATTTTTATAATCTATACTACCTTCTTCATATTTATCAAAAAAAGAGTTAGTATCTTGATTTAAACATAGAGCAGAATCTTTCCATTTATGGCTTTTCATTAAGATATTTCCTAACGTCAATACCAACAGGATCTATCTTATCAAAATCTGGTAAGCCTTCCCAAAGTTGAACAGAATCTATATATGAATATTCTTTCTTTTCTGGATTAATCTCTTGTTTTACATCAAAAGAATACCAGGATGGCATTGTGTATCTAGTTCCACTTTCTACTCTTTGCACAGTATGCTTATAGGCTCCATTTCCTGGAAACATAATCATATCTCCTGGTTTTGGCTTAACAACTAAATCATAATCTGGGAAAGTAATCTCCCCGCCAGTATACTCATCATTAGGATACATTAATACAGAAACATTATATGTATAAAAATCAGCAGCATACGCTGGCGTTCCATCAGGTTTTTCACAATCACAATGCAATTTAGAATTCATTCCAGTAATCCACTTTACAAAATGTGTAGAGTTAACTGGTTTTCTGATAATGGGAATTCCGTATTTTTCAGTAAAAAGTTTATATGCTTCAGCATATATTTTTTCTTCATATTTATCTAAAAGTTTACCGACTGCTGGATTTTCCTTTTTTACCCTATCATCTCTTAAATCTTTTCCACCCATAAACTCATCGTTATCTTTGTATGAATTTAAATAATCATTAATTAATTTTAAATCATCTGATTCAATAAAATTATTAATTAATATAATATTGTCTTTATTATGACCCATGAGATTAAAGTAATTTTGATATGGCTCATAATTAACCATTATTACTCCTATATTTATTTGGTAAGTACCACCCATTTTCTGTTATTGGATAGTATTTGTCAATACCCCATTTATTATTTAAAAATGAACCAGATTTATGATTGAATCCATTTGCTGTAATTTCTCTTGAAACAATATTCCAGCCAACCCACCTTAAATCTTTATTAAATTTAACAATTTTTTCTGCTTGCTCTAATTCTTTTATTAACATATGCCTCCTTTAGTACTGGAATATTCCCAGTTCTACTCCCTGTTCTTTAGCCTTTTTGGCTAATACCGATGTTGATTGCTTTGTGTTGCTAAAAAATGCAAAATAATTCATTTGTGTTAAGTATTCATTAATCCAAGCATCCGTTGTTTTATACATACTTATTTTTTTGCCTCTTAATTTCATACCTTTTTCTGATACATTACAAAATTCCATAGCAAATTCTGCAACTTTGCTATCTTTAGAACCAACAGCATATATAGCCAACTCATTATCATCTTGGCTCATACCAGATAAAACAACTCCCATGGCACGTAAAAAGACTGTGTAGTCTTTAAACTCATTAGTTGCCTGTACCACTACCATCATTTTTATTAATACCCCTTAAATCGTCTACAATTTTCATCAATCTATCAACTGCCTCTACGTCTAAATTAGATGTATCAACTGGCTTAGCACATGATTGATCTATTTCTCCGTTTTCGGTCAATACAGTTTCATAAAATGTATTATCTTGAATCCAATATGCTTTGTTTTCAATAATAATAACTTTTATACTTTCTGCATTATATTTTTGCATAGACTGTTTTGTTTGTTTGGACTTCTCCCTATTCATTATAATGTTTTTAATAATTTCTTCATTGGTTGGTAAAACATTTTTAACAATATTATGGATTGTGCTTTGCCTATGTTTTAATTTAGGCATAACATTTTTTAACATAATATTGGCTATTATTTTACCAACTATATATATTATAGAACAAATTAAGATAGTTGTCAAGCCTATATAAGATATATATTTTATTATGTCGGACACAAAATCTCCTAATCAGCAAAGGATAGGGATAAAATGCTTCCTGGGCTTAAATATTCTGCACTATGAACAAGTTTTTTGGGAATAAAAATGATATCTCCAACATTTAACACATGCTCTTCTGGATAATTACTATCTATTTTCCAAACTGAGGATCCATTTGTTTGAATAAAAAAAGTATCTACAGAATAAAAAAATTTAGGAGTCTCTATAGATTCAAATGAAGGCAATACTTTGGGTGCTTTAAATGGATTGTGCTTTTCAAAAAATTGTTTAAACTCTAAGGCATAATCATTTGTAATTTTATTACCATTCTTACCTATTAGACTAATAGACAAAGAAGATGCTATTTTTTCTCCAGGATGTATTGGTGAAGTTTTATTTAAAGACTTGTCTATTAGACTTAATCCACTATATTCTATTTTATTTGTATCAATAGAACAAGTTGCAAAAGAATAAAAATTAATTAATTTTTCTGTTTGCCCAGATCGAAAAATATTAATTATTTTTTCCCAAGATAAACTTGAAACTATTTCATCATTTAAAAAATTTTTATGTAATAATGCGCTATTATCAATTTTACATTTAGCAACAGATTCTGGATTAAAAAATAACTCTGGCATTATTTAATTCCCTTTCCATACTTAGCCCAAATTCTTTCGTGCATGTAATAACCTAATGATTCCCAAGCAATATAAATTAATGCTCCAAGACTAGCATATTCCCATTCTCCAGTAAACAAATAAATAACACCAGCAACACCTATTAAGTGGAATGTTTCCCAACTTAATGTTTTTATTAAACTTTTTTTACTTGACTCCAGATTTTTTTTCTTTGCCATATCTTCCATACTCTCCTAA